TGCCGAGGATCTGTCTGATAGAGGTATTGCCGAAGTGCTGGCCCTTATAGGATTTGCTCATGAGGGCGTTTCCAAAAAACAGCCCCAGCTGACGCTCCTTTGGATCGGCGTCATTGAGGAACTGCGGAAACAGCAGATGGGGCGCAATGGGGATATATCCTGCGTCCACAGCGAAGCGGCTGTATCTCCGAGCGTTCTCCACGTTGGCGGTCACATTCCCGGCATAGGGTGAGCAGATGTAGACGATGGGGCGGAAAGCGCGGAGGGCGCGTTCTTCCTTTTCTATATTGGTGAGGGCTTCATAGGTAGTTGGGTCGTAGTAGCCCTCGCTGTTGAATTTATTGATGCTCATAGGCATTACCTCGTTAATCTTTCTTGTAAAAATCAGTCTCGTAGCCATCTGCACGAAGCTGCAGTCCGCTTGCCCAGGGCGGAGTCCTGCCCATCTGGTCACAGACGGCCTGCAGGGACATCCGGCGGTCGGCTTCAATGACTACTTCGTCGTGGATGTGCATGACAATGGAGCAGCAGCGAAGGGTCTTCATGGTGTAACAAAGGATATCCCGCGAGGTTGCCTGGACGATGTTTTCCACAAATTTCGGACCGTAGCTGTCAATGCGTTCCCATTTCTTCGTGCCGCCGACGCCTTCATAGGTGATACAGTCGCCGCCGAAACGGTTCTCTCCGATCTTTGGCTTCACATAGGAAAGGCTCCTGCCGGACGGCAGGGTGATAAACAGCATCCCGTTTCTGGCGGAGAATATGATGCCGTGTGTTTTCGTGGTAGTCCTACGGCTAACGGCGTCCATCACAGCGCGGTCAACCGCCCACCAGAACTGCACGATTTTCGGATTCGCCTGACGCCATG